TGGCACAGCTTCTACCTCCAAATTCTTACTGGCGACAGAGTCGACAACAAACAAAGCATAGTCTCGCTGTTGCACACCCGACCAAGCCCATAGACCACTACCGACTAAACCAAACCAAAGGTTCAATGGGTAAATGTTCAGACTGGTCAGTGCTATGCCAATCAGACACAAACCTGTGCCTGTCCATTTCATTTCTTCTTCACTGCTTTCTTAGGCTTGATGTCTAAGTCAGCTTTAGTCTCTTCAATCACTTTTTCCAAAGCTGTTCTTTCGTTAAACAAAATAGCAAACAAGTCCTGCAACTCTGGCTCTGTCAAGATGATTGACTTGCCGTTGTTGAAGTGAACTTCTCGTTCAATAATCCAGGTGATGTTACTAGGGTTGAAGTAATACTGTCCAATCTTAATCATAATTTAAATACCTTTGTCCAAGCTGCGAAGTGGTGAACTGTGCCTTTAGAATCTTTACAGTAGCTATACATACCGTCAATGTGGTCAAATGTGAATAAGTCTTCAACATTGAACTCATTAGATTCAACAGGAACTCTGACTTCTTCTTCGTCACTGAGTTTAAACTTGTTGCCTTTGTTGAGTGTGTATAACGGCACACACATATCTTCAATGTCGTGTTCGTTAATCATATTTGTAATCCTTTCTAAACTTATCAATGGCTTCATCAAGCATGATACCTGTTAGCCATTCCCAATGATTGCCACGACCATCGCAAGCAATCACAGTCGGTGCAACTACTTCCTCTGGTAAATCCCATGCAGCAGTCTTGAGCCAACGATAGCGTTCTGCATCTTCAAACATATCGACATTGTCTTGAATGCGGTTGAACACATCTTTGTTAAGACTACGCAATCTTTCAATCTCGTTGCACAGGGCAAGAATGTAATTGCGAGTGACATGATATTCATCATGCTTCGCATACTCTCTAGCCTTTTCTACCAAATCCGATTTCATAATTCCTCCGTTGTTTCCAACATTCTACCTGTATGACTCTGATAAAGCAAATGACCTGCTTGACCAGTGAATCCGCTAAAGCGATTCTTTAACACTCTGACATGGGTGGTGTTACGCTCAATCAAGTCCGTAGCCTGTCCGTTACGCTCTAAGCCTATCACAATGTCACTAAGCTGTGCAATCGCACCAGAGCCACGAAGCTGTGCTAATGATGTGGCTGCACCTTCCTCGTGTCCTTTGGCTTCAGGACGCTTGAGGTGTGATACGCAAATGAGACTGATTCCTGTTTCCTGAACCAACATACGAAGCTTAGTCATAATCGCATCTAAAGCTTTTCGCTCATCACCAACATCACCGCCTGATACAATAATGCTAAGGTGGTCAAGAAATACATAGCCACAGTTAAGTCCCTTAGCCATATATCTGACTCTGTTGATAATGTTCTCCAAGCTAGTAGAACCAAAATGGTCGAATAAATAAAGGCGGTCAGTTCCGAGGGTACGGTCGAAAGCATCTTTTAACTCCTCTGGTGTTACTTCTACATCTGGTAAATGAATTGGTCTGTTTACTGCTAACGACATAAGGCTTCTCGCAGTCTTTCTGACTCCTTCTTCGAGGAACATAAGACCAATGTTGTCAGTCGTCTTGTTAAGAATGTGCCATACAATCTCTCTAAGGAACTGTGATTTACCGAGACCCGAACCAGCAGTAACCATGACAAGCTCACCCTTCCTAATGCCATAGGTGAGTTTATTGAGGGCTTCGTATGGATAATCGCAGTCAGCTTTCTCAATAGGTGTAGATACCACTTCCCATAACGAGTTACCTTGAATAATCCCATCAGGTATATAAGACTCAGCACTCCACCAAGCATCAACATATTCTTTGCCTGAGTTGTTCTTGAGATAGTCAGCCGCATCTTTAAATCCTTTCTTATGCTTTAACACTTTGACCTTGCCACCGAACAATTCTGCTACTGCTTGAGCTGCTTTCTGCCCAGGCTCATCAGCATCAAAGTCAATAACGATGTTCTCAAATGAATCAATGTATTCATATTGTGATTTACAGTCCTTTAAAGCAGCACTAGCACCGTTACGGATACTAACAACAGGATACTTACTACCTTGCATCTGAAACGATGCCATAGCGTCAATCTCACCTTCACAGATAGTGAGATAACGACCTGCCTTAGCGAAGTTCTGTTGTCCGAACAAGATAGCATCTTTGAACTCACCTGCGATACTGAACTGCTTGTCCGCTACGCTTCTTGTCTTTACCGCTACCATCGTGCCATCAGCATCAAAGTAAGGGTAATAGTGCTTGTTTCCTAATGGGTCTTGCTTAACTCCGTAGCTTAGGCAAGTAGCCTGAGAAATACCACGATTATTGATAGCGTTAGTAGTAGCATTGTCATAGAAGTTAATCCTTGTCGTTGTTGGTGTCATTTTCTTACTCTTGTCTATTGTTCCGTCACTCTTTTTATAGGTGTGACAAACATGGCAATAGGTGTGCGAATCGTCATAAAGACTGTTCCCATCACTAGAGCCACATTCATCACAGGCAATGTGTTTTACAAATTTAGAATCACTCATTTGATATTAAACTTTCTCTTCAATCGTTCAAAGTCTTCACCTTCCAATACATCGTATAAGAAGTATTCAAGAGCTTCCCAACATAAGAAGAAGTGAGCATCTAAGCCATCATCTTTAATCTTGCTCAGCACCTTGTCTGCTTGTTCAATCTTTAGTTTAGTTGCTTCATTCATTTCTCACTCGCTTTCTTTAGTATTGCTCTAACCTGTTTTAAACATACTTGGGCTTTGTAACTATCCCATTCGCTTTTGGGGATAAGTAGTTCTTCTAGTATTTCCTCATTACTTAACTCTCTTGGTGTGGTGTAGAGTGGCATCCAATAATTAGCATCATATTTACCTTCTATCATTTTTTCGTTTGATATATACCAATCAGTTTGTAATGTGCTTTTCCATGCAACAGGTTTATTTTCCATTTACTTCTACTCCTTGTTGAACCCTATAAGGGAATCTATCTTCTAACCAAAAGCATCTGCGTTCATAGTCATCGCTGATAGCCCGATAGCCTACCCATGTCGTAGCACCTTGTCTATAAGTTGTGCACTCGGTCATATTGTCCACATAGTGGTTCAGTGAACCATAAGCAAACCCACCCATAAAGACAAAGACATAGCCCATGAGCATTAGTATCTCTTTCATACAGGCTCTAAGTTATCCACTTTAGCGTTGATGATAGCGATTAACTGCTCCATCGTAGGCTCAAAGCCTTGAGATAGACACAAATCAGCCATATCGTGCAATATGAAGTGATTGTGTGCTTCATGTGCTTCTTGCGGTGTCATATTCATAAACTCAATCATAATTTCTCCTTGTGCTATCAATGTTAATTGACAATCCATAAATGTCAAGACATAAGACAAAAATAAAGTTCTTGACAGCTTTTTCATACATCGTTATAATGCTCTTCAACACAGTCTTCAATGTAATGCTTTGAAAGTGTATCTCTAAGTGGTTGTTGATATAGCAAGCGTAAAAGACTCTACATAGTGGACTATATAGACCTGAAGTGCTCACCTTTCGTCCCACATATCTTTATAGACATCATCTTCCATATCACCAAGCTCTGACACCTCATCGTCATCAAATAGATTCTCAGACATCTCAGTATCCGCTTCAGTCATCAAATCAGACCGACCAACAACAGGCAATTTATAGCCCAAAGAGTTGATACATTCCTGACATAGCTCTAAGAACTCCATCGTGAAACCATGTCTAAGAGTTAGCTCATAGTCCGTTAATGCGGCATTGCAACATAAACATCTCATAAAACCTCCTACAATCAATTAAAATTAAGCTACCTATACCTACCTATCAACTACTCTAAATAAACTCAATACAGAGCCTTTTAGAGCTTCCTAGACACAATTTAGAACATAGAATAACCTACCTTTTTGATAGCTTGTTCATAGAGGCTTACTTTTGGTGCTTGAACAGTCTTAATTTCTACCAAATAATCACCGCTAGTTAAGCATTTAACCGCTTCCTCATGGGACATAAAAACTCTTACCAAATCCCCAGAAGAATCTCTTAATTCGTATTTCTTAATCATTTGTTCGCCTTTCTCAATGCTTCAATAGCACTCTGTAATCCTGTTTCTGTCATTAAATCAATCTTAGCCTTCAATAGTGCGTTATATCGCACATTCTCGGGCTCATCATCATCATATTGACAAAGTAAATACAAATCATCTCTTAAAGGGTCTAGTCTATCCATATTAGTTTTAATTCCTTTTGATATAACATAAATTGTGGGTTAGATTTTACAATCATTGCTCGTAAAGTGTTCATGTTTTTAGTTTTGGTTAAATTGATGCGATACTTCCGCTTCTTTGCTCTTCCTTCTTTAAACTTAGCAGGGATTAATTGTTCAACATAGGCATAGACCGATACAGACATAGTTTGTCCGTATTTATTAGTTTCTTTAGTCTTACTAATTGCTCTAATCAAATTACTTTTCTTTTGTGCCGTCA